ACGTTTTGCAATGTCTTTCTCACGTTGTGTGAGGTGTTCCTGTTCGCGTTCCTTTTCACTCAACTTAGACAAACGTTCCTTCTCTGCAATAGCATCATCAATTGCTTTTTGCATTTCTTCCTTATGTTTCGCTTCACGTTTATCTAATGCACTTTGTACTGCCTTACTTACTTCTCTATCTACGTCACTACGAGTAAATGTTGTATTTTCCTGCTCTTCCTCTTGTGTGTTTTCAGTTATTTCAACATTTACATTTTCGCCTGTATGACTATCAATTATTTCTTCCATTTTCCATTCTCCTTTATCCCATACAGTCATAATTCATAACTTTCCACTAAAATACAAATAAGCCCCGCAACAGTGCATTACGCCCCGTCCAGTGCCTTTTGATAGTTTAGTATTCAATTATTAGTTAAGCCCGTACACGATTGTTTATTGTGCCTGCAACCGTATCAATTAGGCACTGCCCTACCCACCAGTCAACATTCGTAGGATTCCACGGTATAAAAAATAAGTCCTTTAATGTCATTGCTTAGGACAGGTGTTAATTATTCATGATTATAAATAAAAATATTTGACCAATGTGTATCGTTTGGTCTGATAACAGTCCTAACTTCAATGGATTAACCTTTCTGTACCATAATCTATTATTGGCTTTTAAGTAGTCCGCAATAGTATGTATGATAAACAGTAAAGTAACATCAAACAAACCTACGTCAAAACCTATCAAATAACCTGCAACCGCTATACACCCAGTCCATATACCGGCATGTGCGAAAAGTAATTGAATGTTCTTACCTTTCATTTCAGCTAAAAATGAACCTTGCAAAGGGTAGTCGGCTAACAAATGAGCGAAAAGTAAAATCAACAATGACATGTTTCCCCTCCTAATAACAATCAGATATGCTATGATTTACACGTAACATAGCGATCACCTTCTTTCGGCTTAAAAATAGATGTTATTATCTATTGTAATTGTAAAGATTGCCCTTAATATAATAAGGGAAAATATCAATATCATACCTATTGAAAACGTCATCCATTCGTATTGTTTACGTCTGTAATGCCTACCTACCATCCATGAGTTACAAAGTAATAAAATTAACAAGGTTGCTACTTTCACATGCTCCACATTATAACCCCCTCGCTCTCAACTTTTCATCCCAAGCTTCTCGGTCAACATACATAGCTAATGCACATCGACAATGTGGATGTTTGGGCACTCCATTTGTTCCTATTCGTATTTTGTCTACATCAAATATCTTGCCGTCTAAGTCAGCACATTCATAGCAAGCATCAGGTTCAGCAATCCACTCGTACTGTTCAATGTCCATCTGCCTAGCACTATCGATAAATACATCTGTCTGCACTCTAGCTGTTTCCGTGCGTAACAGTCGCTCTGAATTGTAAACTGATGAATCGATTGCCTTTCTAAAATCTCGCGCTAATTCTCGCGGGTTTTTACCTTGTACGATTCCACGATGTAGCAGCTTGTCCAATTCATTACGTAATGCTTCGTGATTAGCCCATAAGTTATCACTCCATTCAGCGCTATAAAAAGATGAATTTATAATCTTACGTATGTTTTTAGCATTGTTGTTCACTGTCGCTCCTAATATAGCCGACTGGTGCCTGTATTCGCGAATTGCTCCTTCATAAAAATGTTCATATAATAAACGTTCTTCTTCGCTTGTCATTGCTAGTAATTCGAGCTGTAAATCTTTCTTTAATAATTCCATTCGATTCACGCGCATGGTCACGTTATATAGCCGCATTTCTTCATTGGCTCGTTTAGAAAAATCTTTAGTTTTAACGTATTTCTTTGCTTTACGTTTATACTTTTCGATGTCTGCTTTATTCACACGCTTACGTGCTTCTTCAATTGCGATTCCTTCACGTAAAGCATAGCGTCCATAAAACTGTTCTATCTGAACATTGATGTTTTCGGTCATTTCTTTGTATTTCTTACGCAATTCTTTGGCTACTTGCTTATCTGATTTGATGTTGTTCTTGATGTGCTTAAGCTCTCGGTTACGCCAATACATTTTACTCTTGGTCATCTTCCATCACATCGCTGTCTGTGTCTGAGTCTTCATTCAAATAATCAAACATATCGCGATTCAGAGAGTTTTCTCCCTCGATACGCTCCATTTCTTCTTTTGCATTTTCCACAAAGGATAGATTTTCTAGTAATGTTTCTTGCGATAACACACCACCAGCGCCATTAAACCACTCTAATTCTTTATCAATCATGCTCGGGAGGTTTTCTGTAAATGCAATGGTAATCTCACTTACATCAAACTCTCCCTCACTTGCAAAACTCATGATGTTTTTGATTAATCTATAGCGGTCACGTAACGATTTTTTAAACAGTCGTTCTTTCGTTGCTCTCTTTTGTGCCAATGCGAATAGCTTCATCTTTAGTGCTTCTCCGCTTTGGGAAGTTCCACCTTTTTCATCTAGTAAATTCGGTATAGCAGTAAACAATAAAATGTTATTGAACACTCTATCCTTATATGCTTCCGTACCAGCTACATCATATTGCTTATAAATATAATCGGCGTCAGCACTTGAAACTCTGCCATCTGCATTTACATCTGTTTGTAGCATTAAGATATTAGCTTCTTTCATGGCTTTTGCTTCGTCCACATCAATATCTAAGTTACCTACAATCTTCAACATTGCATCGTTTAAATCTTGCATGTAGTTAGCTGTATCCGATTGTGCAGCATCGTATAAATCGATTAGTGAGAGGACATCTTCAAAGTCACCTTGTCTATATCGGTTATTTTCATACTCCACAATTGGCACTTCTTTAAAATGATGTTGCTTGGTGTCTACTCTTTCCAGTTCATCGCCATCTTTTAGTGCGTATTCGATGATGTCTGTATCAGTGTATAGCAGTATCTTGGTTTCTTTGCTAAACATATTGTCCACTCGCCTTACCGCTGCAACTGGATTGTATTCAACTGATTCATCGTAAATGACAAATGTGTCGAGTACGTCTAATGTTGTGAAGTGTGTATCTTCTAATCTATACAACAATTCATATGCTCTACCGAATATGGATTGATCTAGCACTAAATCAGAGTTATGCTCGTCAGCGTCATTGATTCTGTTGATTTCTCGTATTAATTCATCTGTGCTTTCGTCAGGGTAACTTGTCTTTAACGGTACACCCATCAAATAACCTTGAATGAACTGTGAAACGTATTTAGCAAAGTTATGTGTCGCTCTGTTATCCGCCAAGTGTTCCTCTCTACGTCTATCGCCTAATAATATATGTTCGTTGTTACCTTTGTAGTATTCTCTCAATGTCCTTAATCGTGGACGTTGATGTTCGTAATGATGGACAATCATTTCTGTTAGCACATCATCGTTTAATGCTTCTTTATCGCTTGCCCTATAATGGATATTAGCTTCGTTCGAAAATCTCAAATGTTGCACCCCCTATAAACCTAGTGATTGTATTGCTTTGTATTTTTCTTGCCTTGGTGTACGTTCGCCTAAATGGTATCTTTCAACGCTATATCTCAATGCGTCAATTATATGGTTATTTTCATCTATCGGTTCGTTCAACCAATTACCACTTCTGTTTTGCTTCCATGTGTAAGTATTAAATTCTTCAATGGTATGTTTGCATGTTGGGTGGATATATATATTAAACTGTTGCAAGAATTGTATTCCATGCAATATCGAGCCTTTACCTTTTATAGAGCCATGTAACCTTTTCGCCCCTTTGCTCCTTAATTCGGCAAGTAAACGAGGTTCTGCACTATCTCCAGTGATTGAAGCGTTCAATAATTCTTTTTTACGCAACATATTATATATATCTTGTGTTGTCATACCCGTTTCATAATGTTCGTCATATATCCATATGTTTTTGTTGTGTAAATCTACTATGCTACTTACCTCTGTACTAGGGTCATGTGTAAAACCGAAGTCCATACCATGAGTTGTTTCTTTTACTTCTAATATTTTAGATGTGATGTCGAAGTCTTTTACAATATAATTCTCCAATACTAGACCTTCACTTACTCCCCAATCTCCATCACAAACGATTCTCGCTCTTGTAGGATTGGTTATATATAAATCTTCCATTCGTTGCCTATCCACATCATCTAGCCATTCATTTACTCTAAACGTGGTAGTTAGCGATAATGTGTCACGTCTTTTCGTTTGTTCATCGAAAAACTCACGCTTTAGGAAGTGACCTTCGTGCCACGGATTGAACGTAATTGTTATCTGCTTAAAAAAATCATCACTAGGATAACTACCTCGTATTGATTCAATCAAAGTGTCGAATGCTCCGACATCTTCCAACTCATACGCTTCTTCTACCCATACCCACGAAAGTATACCGACCTCTGTTGTTATGGATGTAATCTTTAATGGATTGTCCAAACCTCTAAACAATACCTTTTGCCCAGTTGGTAAATATGTTATCTCTGGCAATGATTCATTAAACTTAAAAAGACTATCAACCCCTAATCGGTTAATAGCCCACTTTAAATCGGTATACGTTGATTGTTTGTTTGTGTACGAGTATCTTCTCACTACAAGTATGTTTGCCCAGTCATAACGCATAAGCCTGTATATTAAGTTAATTGCAGTTGTTACTGACTTCTTGCTGCCTCGTGAGCCTTTTACAACTCTGTAAAAATGTTTACTATTCCAAAATTTATTATAACCTTTACCGATTACTTCGCTAATCTTTACTTTAGTCATCTTCATTCACATCATCTATAAATTGAGGCAATTTATGTTCCACCTCATGCTTATCCGTCCACATGCCATAACGCTTACCTAACTGCTCTGCTGCACGTATACGTTCTTGTAAGTTAGGCTCACGATCTATTAGCTTTTCTGCACCTTGTCCAAGTCCTAATTTCTCTTTACCAGTTGCATCGCCACGAACGACAGAAGTTAGGAACTGAAGTATCTCATCTTGTTCTGCTATTGATTCTTTTTTTAACTCTTCCAAACGTGTGTCAATATAACCTTTAACCTTTGGGTTTCTTAGTAGCACACTACCATTAGTAGCCGCTGTGTTTTCTTTTTTCACATGTTGATAAGCATTTAAGTATGATTGCGTTATATTACCTGTCCTTATATACTCATCCGCAAAACGTCTCTGCCTTTCGTTCACATTACATCACCATACCTCCCAATTAAAAAAGACACCTCTTTATGAGATGTCCTAATCTATTACTTCTTTTTATACGTTATTATAAATGAACCCATCACATTCTCTACTTCTTCAACCTCTGCAATGAAGCTATCGCCTTTTTCTAACTTTGGATTCTTATTTGACACAAAATT